ACAATTTGTATTGTTTCGTTGCCGTTTTCATATACTTCTGAAATTTCTACAATTCTGTTATCAACCATTTTTCCTAATTCATCGTTTTTATATGTGCATAAGTCACCTAAATCAAAATCAGTTTTATATTTCAAATTAGAATAGGGGTCAACTTGAAAATCAGCAGTTTCAACCTTATTGTATTCAGTTAATTTTTCTATTCCTCTATTTGTTAGAGTTTCTTTATATTCATCGTCTGTCATATCTTCTTGTTGTAAATCTCTAGCGTCTACATATAGCTCTTTTCTTTCTTCTCCGTTAGTAAGGTCAACTTCAACAGACAACCTCTCAGAACCTTCACCCTCGCCGAAAACATAGGCGTAATTTTTCCATTTTGTCTTATCTAATGCATAATTATCTGTAACTATGTTTTCGAAGTTTTGGCTAAATATTGCAAAAGTATTTTCTGTTTGTGTGTCTGTTCTGTCTAAACCTTGCCACATATTAAAAATGATTTTGTCGTTTACATAGTCATATTTAAGGTTAAAACTTAATTCGTCTTGTTTAGCTAAAGTATAAAGCTCTTCCATTAAGTTCTCACCTGTTACTTGAAAGCTATGTTTACTACCTAAATTGTTATTGTCTCCAAGCTCTAGTTTAGAAATAATTCTACTGCTATCACTTGGACTAATAGCAAAACTATTTACTAAATCTCTACATATTACTTCCGTTTTTTTGTTGTATGTTTTAGTGCTATCAATTACCCTGTCATAAAGCAAAATTTCAAGAAATCTGCCACTTAATTCAACGCTTATATCATCTATGCCATTGTTGTATTTTACAGCCTCAATTTTGCCGGTTTCTTCAAAACTATTACTATAAATATACACAGCATTTTGAATTTTTAAGTAATCTGCAATTGTAATTTTTAAATTAAATGTTCCAACATCGTAATATTTGCGAGTCCAAATTAAACTCGCAAAATTATCGATGATACCGCAAGGAACGAAGTCTTTATCTAACATAATCAATTCAATCATACCACACCTCTACATTCCTATATATTTCTTGTAATAATATATATTTACTTTCATATTCGTATAGCCATCTTCGGCATCGTATGTTATTGTATTAGTTCCAACTTCAAGATTAAAAAATGTACTACCTCTGTTTATTTTATTTATTACATTTTCATCGTTGAGTGTAATAGACTTGTTTCTGTCGTTCGTATTAATTGTTAGCACATCTCCCTCTTCCATTGTTGTTATAACTTCAATGTATTCTCCTGAACCAAGTGATATTTTAGGATTTGTAACTGTTCCACTTTCTGCTGTAATTACAACTTTGAAACCAGTAGGAACATCACCATCATTTTCTAAATCAACATCATTTTTATATGTTTTATAGCCCATTATTTTACCTTTGCCTTCCAATATAACTAAAGGGAACGCAAATTGTGGAGTAATTAAAGCAATATTTTTGCCGTAGTTGTCTGTACTGCTCAATAATGGATCTGGGCATTCAAGTATAATTTCAAACGTTGTCCAATCCCACATTTTTGTATTTGTAAAATTAAAACTAGAAACTTCATAATCAATCATTCTACTAACATCGTTTCTAGTAATAACAAGCCTTCCTGTTCTTTTGGGATTAAAAAAAGATATTAGCTTTTTGCGGTTAATATCTTCATTATCATTTTTCTTTATATCTCCAGTTATGATTATTTCTCTAGGCTCTATTTTTCTACCAGTTACAACCATTCCGTCTTGATTGCTATCAGCTTTATATATTGTGTATTCACTACCTTCAATACCTTCAATAGTAAGAATTTTAAACTCTTCACTTCTTTTCATTGTTAAGGTTTTATTGTTACTACTGAATTTTAAACTCATACTATAATCCATAAGCTAACCTCCTTAATTGTTGTTTTGCTTCTTTTTGTTGTTCGTTAAGGACTAGCCACAGTGCTATATAAAGTTTTGTTGTGTTGTTGTATATTGTTTCCGTTGTTGTTGGTTATAGTTCTTGTAGCATCTCTTCCAGCTGATGTTGTAGCTCCTATTTGTGCTGTAACTCTTCCAGTTTCTAATTGAATGGCATCTTGTAATTGTTGATAAGCACTAGAAATATCTAAACCACTTGCTATTTTATCAGCCATATCTTCTGTTGCTCTGTATAGCTCTGGTGCTGAACTTTTAAGAGTTTTAGATAAACCTTCAACCATATCAGGCATCCATTTTTCGTAGTCTCTTAAAGGTCCTTTGTCTGGTCTAGAGAAGTGAAGAAAGCTTTTTACTTTGTCTGCTATTCCTGATACTGCATCACCAACATTACTAATCATATTTTTAATACCATCAATGAAACCTTGAATCATATCTTTGCCCCATTCTAATGCTTTTCCTGGTAATTGTGTTATAACATCAGCAATTGAAGTTATAATATCCCAAGCAGCCGAACCTAATGATGCGAGCATTGAACCAATACCAGCAATTAACGATGTTAATATTTCAACACCTGCTGCTAATATCTGTGGCAAATTCTGTGCTAGAGTTTTAACAATGGTTGTAATAATCTCTGGCAACATTCTTATTAATTGTGGTATAGCATTGGCAATACCATTTATTAAAGCAATTAATATTTTAATACCTGCATCTATTATTGTTGGCAAGTTATTTACTACGAAAATTAATAATTGTTGTTATAATTTGTGGTAGCATTGCAACCAGTTGAGGAATAGCATTAACAAGTCCCTCAATCAAGCTAACAAGTATCGTAATACCAGCATTTAAGATATTAGGCAATTGCTCCGTTATTACATTGCATATTGTTTCAATTATTGTTGGTAACATCTCAATAAGCTGTGGAATAGCGTTTACAATACCTTGTATAAAGCTAACCAATAATTGAATACCAGCCTCAATTATAACTGGCAAATTCTCGATTATAGACTGTACAATTGTCATTATAAGTTGAATTACTGTTGGAATTAATGTTGGCAATTGTGCTGCCATACTTGAAACGAGCGTTGCAATAATTTGCATACCACCTGAAATTATTGCTGGTAAATTTGCTATAATTGCATTTAATAAATTATTTAATAATGTTGCACCTTGGGCAATTAAATCAGGCAATTTTGAAACGATACCATTTACTAGATTTGTTATTATCATAGGTCCTTGAGTTGTAACCATTGTCAAGATATTATTTAATTGTTCACCAAAGTTACTTTGCAAAAGTCCAAGTCCCGCAACGACTAAACCAACAACTGCAGTAATGCCAAATGCCTTTGAAAATATTGGTAAGAACGATGTTGCAAAACTTCCAAGCTTTCCTAGTATTCCTTGTAACGCTCCACCAAATGCTCCTGCTATTTTGCTCAAACCTGCTGTAACGTTAGGAAAGGCACTTGATAAAACACCACCAATTTTAGAAAATACTGCTCCTATCTTACTACCAAATGCACTTAATACATTTCCTATTGGTGCAAGTAAGGCTGATATTTTACCACCTAAAGCTTGCAATGGAATTAGCATTTTAGAGCCTAATGTTGCTAAAGCAGTGCCAATTTTTGAAAATCCACTTTTAAAGAAACCTCCGATTTTATCGAAGACTCCACCACTAAATATGGTAGTAACACCACTTCCGACTTCCTTGCCAAATGTTTTAAATGCTTTTCCTGTACTTCCTATTGTTGAAACTACACTTGGCAAACTACCAACACATTTACTTGCCATACTTTTAATTCCATTGCCTGCAGATTTGAATATTCCGACACCTTTAGACAAGCCTGAAAAAGAATCTCCTAAAAAGTTAATTCCTCTTCCTGCAGCTATCAATGTTGGTCCTGCTACTGTTAAACCAATTATTGCTTTTGCAATCTTTTCTAATGTTTCTGGTTTTAGAGAATTTATTGTGCTGCTAAAAGATTCTAACGCCGATTTGCAAGAATCCAATGCTTTTCCAACCCATTCTCCAACAAAAGAAAATGATGTTGCTAAATCTTTTTTTATAACTTTATTTAGAGTAGTAACAACATCAATCAATTTTTCATAATTACTCACTTGTCCATCATTTATTTTAGCTCCCAAAATGCTTAAAGAGAGAGTTCTAAATGCTGTGTTTAAGCTGTCTAATGCTCCTGATAGAGTATTTGACTTTCCAGCAGATGCTGTTCCAGCCATACTAAATTCTTCCATGCCTTGAACATTGCCAGAAAGCACGTCCATTAGATATTCAAAATCTGTACTTGTAATTTTCCCTTCGGCTGCCATTTCTTTTATCGCACTTGTAGTAGTTCCATATTTTTTAGCTAAAATATCAAATACTCTAATACCATTTGTAACCATCTGATTTAAATCATCATTGTACAAGTTCGTCTGCATTGACATTTTTCCAAAAAGCTCTGCCATTGATTGAACTTCAGTACCACTTTTTCCCATACCAGTCATAGCGTCCGTTGCAACTTGTACGTACTTTGCTGTGTTCTTAGCATCAACTCCCATTGCTACCAATGTTTGACCTGCCGACACAAGATATGTTTGAGAATATTTTGATTCCGACGCTATATCTACTAACGCCTTATATATATCATCAGCGCCACTTGTACCTAATCTTTTTTCAAAGATTGTTCTGGCACTTTCGTATACGTCAATAAAATCTAGTGCTTTATCTGTCATTTTCTTAAAACTTTTAATTGCTACTGCACTGAACACCGTACACATAGCACCAGTTTTTGTTAATGAGGCCCCCATTGATTTCAAACCTTTTGATATTCCATCTAACATACCAGTAGCAGATACAGAAGAAGAACCCAAGCTTTTTAAATCACTTTTAACAGAGGAAATTCCTTTTTCAAACTCTTTTTTGGTAAGATCAACAGCAATCTCTACTGAACCATCTGTTGCCATTTTTCCTCCTTTCTACCAAAAAGCGTTACCAAAATCAGCCTCTTTCTGCTCTTGAGTACGCATATCTGGTAATTTATAAATCTTTTTTAAATTCGATAATCTGCTTTTTTCTTCTTTGTCTTTTATTTTTCCTAAATCAACTGCTCTATAGCCCATAATTTCAACTATTTTAGTATCTTTGTTCAATGAATCAAACATTGCTTTAAATTTCCACCAATGCAAATATTTAATGTCTTGCAAATCTATCCCATATTGTTGCATAAAAGCCGAATAAATATAACTATCGTCATATTCATAATCATAAATTTGATTTTGTTTTTTTGGTTTTGCTTTTCTTGGCTTTTTTGCGTTTTGCGTTTTACTTCTTTTTTCTCTTTCTTCTTGCTCTTTTGCCTCTTGTTCATAGTCTTTTTTACCGCAAGAATAAAACCACATTATATTATACATTGCTTTTTGTGGATCTTTAATTTGACTTGGATTTGGGTAGAATAATCTAATTGATTGAGCTATTTTTTGTTTTATTGTATAATTTCTATCAGTCATAAGTTGTTCAAACAATATAGCCGTTCTAAAATCTGTTCTAAACTCTACGCCTTTACCAATTTTAGATTCTAAAATAGTGTCTAATTCATCGACTAATATATTCATAAACTAATCCCTCTTAATTCTATCAGGAGAATATTTTGAAAGGTCTTTTATAAATTCCTCTGCCACAGTCTCTTGTTCAATTTTTGAATCAACTACGTATTTAAAAGCCTCAAGTGAAGTATAGTAATTAGATTTTCCTTTAAATATTTTGTCTGTTGCCTCTTTTCCGAATAGCTCTACAAAGAAGTCAGATACAATTTTACAAAATGCTCTTATAACTTCACTTTGTACAACATTTTTTTCATCTAATTTTTCTAAACTTTTCTTGTATTCATCTATCTTTTTTGTTGTTTCATCATAGCTTTTTTCAAATTTTTCCATATCGTCTGCGTCCCTGAAATCAAAATCGACCTCTACATCAAATATTTTCATTACAATTCCTCCTTTTTTGCATAAAAAAATAAAAGAGACTAGTTTATTAGAGCTAGCCTCTTATCAATTAACCATCGCTTTCTGTAGTAGTTGTACTACTAGCTGTAAATGTACAAGTTTCTTCATCATCGCTAACTGTAGCTGTACCAACAACAATATCACCAGAAGCTTTAAAGCTACCACTATATGTATATGCATCAGTTGAATCACCATCAGCGTCAGGAACAATAGAATAAAATCTTTTTCTTGCAACATAGCTACCATCTTCGTTAGCTTGTGCAAAGTCTACTGTTACTATTGGAACTTTAACACCTACCTCTTCGTTATCGTGTACATCAACTATTACCTGTTGTGTTTTATCTCCATAAAGTTGATCTAATGCGTAACCTATTTCAGTTGCATAACCTGTTACGTCAGTTCTTTCTGTTCTTTCATCAACATATCTTCTAGAATATTCACTAGGATTTGAAGATTTACTCATATCTGTAAATCCGTGCATTCTATTAAATGTTGTTGCATCTTTAGTCAATCCCATATAATTGACTTTGTCAGCTCTATTTAGTACATCACCTTCTGATAAACTCATATTAAATTACCTCCTACTTATTTTTATAATTTTCACGATATTTGCAATTCATTTGAATAATATAAATTGCACTTGTTTCACTTTTCGCCAAAATATAACCAGGAGATGTACATTGTATGCCCATTACTCCTGGTATATCTGGCAATATTCTATTATTATTTTTGAGTTTCAACCCAATCCATAAAAATCATCACAAAAATTTCGAAATTTGTTAAATTGATTAGTGCCTTACTTGCAAGCGGAAAATGTAATGCTAAAAATCAAAAAGCTACTTGTTTAATTGTAGCACCGTCAACATAGCGTTTATATACTGGATCTACTGGCGTTCTATCTATACTATATGAATAATTATCATCCTTTAGATAATCTACGTTTATTTTATTTCCTTCTAATAAATCGCACGTTTCAATGTACTCTTTAATAGCTTGCATAATTGATTCTGCCATAATTAGCCTCCGTTCTTTATATAATTCTCAACACTGCGAACAAGGTCACCTTTTCTATTAGATAGCATCCTTTTGTCCCATTCTGGACCACCCCTCGTATAATGCATTTTTTACCACTAGGAAATTTCTTTTCGCCTCTTTTTGCCCAAGAACTACCACTTTTGGTAAGGTATAAAATACCTTTGTAGTGGTAATGAGCATAAGAGCTTGTATATTTAATTGTGTGTGCATCAGGAAAGGTATGGTCAGTTGAAAGCCTTCCACTTCCTCTTGGAACATAAGGAATTGAAAGTCTATACACTTCATTTCTTAAAAATTCCGTTGCCTTGCCATCTTTTTCAATTTTAAGCCTGCTCGCAATTTCTTTTTCAGACTTGAGATGTGTTTTTATTGTTAAATTACTACTTCCCATTAATCAGCCACTCCAAGCTTATAGTGTTGGAGTCCACCTTTTCGATTATCATCAACACTCAACACCCTATATTTTTGGATTGTTTGGCTCTTAATTAGCTCCGTGTACTCTGTTGTACTAGAGCCTTCAACAACAATATCGTCTTCATCAACATTTAATGTTTCTGTAGTTGGAATATATATTGTTCCAGAGCTTCCTTTTTCCAATCCCTTATCTACTAAATTACTTTTTTTGTTGTGTCGAAAATAGACTCCACTATATGTAATTGGAGTAGCCTCATCATCTTCAATATGATAAATGGTTATTGTATGTATAAAAAACTTTTTATTCATAATCACACCCCACAATATAAAAGAGGATTGCCATCAGCACCTATTACATTCCATAGATACCTTTTTATAATATCCTTTTTCTTGCTTTCTAGCGTTTCTTCAATTTCTTCTGGAGTTGCATAACTTTCGCTCCAACCTTCAATATTTTGTGATTTTAAATTGCCTACTTCTTCTTTTAAAGTTTCAGCCTTACTTATTTCTTGAATAATTAAAGCAGTTGCATATTTTACATTTTCGTGTATATCATCTGTATCGATTCTTGCACGTGTCCTGTAATTTATATAACTGCTCGCATCGTTCAAATATTGTGTAAAATTATCAGGTACGCTATCAGTACCCAATAATTCTTTATATTCATCTTCGTTTATATACTGTAGCATACTCTACTCCTTTAACTAAC